CTGTAATCCTCCTTTATCCCGCAATTGCCTTAAGCGGGTGCGCGGCCAGATAATCAGCAACCGCCTTGGCGATGTCATCCTGGTCTACGCCACCCATCCCCTTGATAAGCTCCATCAGCTGGTCGTACACGTCCGGCGTGGGGCTGGCGGGAGCGCCGCTGGCAGACCGCACGGACGACAGCGCCCGCAAGAGCGCCATGCGGCTGGTGTGGATGTCCCCGGCATAGAGTCCGATCTGCACACATCCGGGCACAGGCACCGGAGGCAGAGCCACGCTGGCACCTGTAAACACGGTGTCGGTGTAGGTGCCGTCCATGTAGATCACGCGCATGGTCTTGGTGTCGTAGGCGCTCCACTCTGCGTCCAGGTCCCAGTGCACGATATAATCGCTGTTGTCGCACACGATGGTTGTCCCGGCGGTGCACACCGGGCGCTTATCGGTGACGGTAATGCTGATATCAGGCATGTAATACACTCCTTTAGGCCGTCCTGTGCCATGTGTACACGGACAGGTACGGCGGCATATTGTTGTGGGCCTGGCCGCCGCAGTTGGACGTAGCCTTGCCCGTGTAAGCGTTGGCGGTGCCATTGGGAGACACGATCTTGATGGCCCCGGTGCCGGTGGCGTCGCTCTGGCCCGTGTAATCGTAGCCGTGGGTGTGGTTTGCCATCTCCGCCGCCGTCAGGACGTGCTCCTCCTCGCCGCCGGTAGAGCCAGCCGCGTGGGAGTCGCCAGCCGCCAAAAGAAACACGTCCTTGATTTGCTCCCAGGTGCCTCCAAACAGGTCCTCTGGGGACGTTGAGTCCGTGGACTGGTAGATGCTTCCGACGGGGTGGAGATAATCCAGGAGGGACTTGCCGCCGAACAACACCGCCGCGGGACCGGGCAGCTTCAGGTGCTTGATGAGTCCGCCCACAATCAGCGTGGCCGCCTCGGTCAGATACTGGCCGATGGACAAACCGTCCACGGCCGGCGCCGTCCGGAAAAGCACCTGCGCCGATGGCAGCACCACGATCAGGCTGGCCGTGCTGCCCAGTGCGTCGGTGACGGCTATGCACACCTCATAGACGGTGTCCACCGCGGCCGGGATGACGCCGTAGGCGCTGGGTGTATACTGCCCGGCGGCGTCCGGCACGGCCTGGGAGCTCCAGGCGTCCGCCCCCTGGGCCCGGTAGCGGATGACATAGGCGGCCGTGTTCTGGGTGTCCAGCGGCGCCACCGCGCCCACAAAGGACACCTTGGCATGATCTCCGGCGGGGTTGTCCGTGCCGTCTGCATCGCAGCGGGCGGCGCTGATGGAGCGCACACCGGGCGCGGCGTAGGGCAGCACGGTGATGGTCCCTCGCATGACGGTGGACAGCCCCCGGGAGTCTGTAACGGTGACGGCATAGGCCACCGTGCCGGACTCCGGCAGCACGCCAGTAGTGGATGTAGCCCCGGTGGCCGTCAGGCCGGAGATGGCCAGGGTATAGCCCTTGATCGTCGCCCCGTATTTCCCACTGGCCGTCGTGACGGCCTTTAGGATGCTCTTGGTCTGCACGTAAGCTCCATAGGTATCTGCATACCCGGCGGCGTCCGAAAGCGCCACAGAGGCCGCAGGGGCCGCGCTGGCAGGCACGGATGCCGTAAAGCTATAAGACTGGCTGCCCAAGGCCGTATCACCGCTGTATGTGGTGATGGTCAGGGTACCCACGCCGGCAGCAGCATTGGGGATATCGTTGGCCAGGTCCAGGGGCGGCGTCCAGGTAATGGACGTCGCGCCCGTCTCTGCTGACACCACACCGGAGTGGGTGCCCCAGGCGTATGTGATCCGGTGCGTGTAGCTGCTGTCCGCCTTGGTAACGGTCAGTGTGGCGGGGCTGCCCAGCGTCATAGACGGGACCGCCAAAGAGGATGCCCGGGGGATGGTAGGCAGCGTGACCTTGCCGGATACAGACAGAGACGCTGGCGTCCATTGAGAGGTAAAGCCGCTGTGCCACTCAGCGGACAGCGTTACCGATGCCTCCCCCTTGGAATCGTGATCCACGGTGATGGTCTTGGTACCCAGGTCATACCATCCCTTAGCCTTGTAGCTGTAAGGGTGGTATACCTTGGAGCCCTGGAGCACATAGTAGCAGCTGTTAGCCGCCTGGTTGTAGCTCTCGCCGGTGCCGTCGTAGATCTGTAGCGCAAGGGCAATGGTGCTGCGGTTGCTGCTGCGGGATTGCTGGATGGTATACCCAAGCCACAGCCGCCAGCCGTATGTGGATTTGGAGCCGTACAGCTCACCCATTGGCATTCACTCCCTTCTGGCCTATCACGGAGCCGTCCGGGGCCACCCGGACCACCAGATTGCCCAGATACAGACACCCGGCGGTGGGGTCGTCCGGATCCATGGGCCGGATGTACAGCGACGGCGTATATACGCCCCGCTGGTTGATGGACAGCAGAGCCAGGGTCTCTCGTAGGATGTTTAGGCCCTGATTGTTGATCTGCACCTTTACGGGGTCGCCCTCGCTGCCCAGGAGCATGCCCATGGCCGCCGTGAAACTCATGTACTGGTTCATGGTGTGTACGGTCTGGCGGATATCGCCGGTGGCGTCCTCCACCTGCTCGGTGATCTCCTCAGAGACCTCCATGCGGATCTGGTCGGGGAGAACGGCCAGTGTGGCATCCATGACACGCTTGTAGGACTCGAAATCCCCGATCTCCACATATTGCTCCAGCGCCTCCAGGAGGATCTGCCGGTCCGATTGGGAAATCTGCGTCATACGTTCGGTGAGGATCTGCTGCACGGTGTTGATCCGCTCCTCGGTCTCCTGTCGTACCTCCTCCATGCCCTGGGATACGCGGTTGCGCTCGTCCTCCACGTCGCCGGTAAAGGTACGCCGCGTCCGGCCCATGGTGACGGTGGTCTGCGCCGGGTCCAAGAGATCAATGTGCATTTGCAGCAGAGGCATGGCCGCCCGGATGCCGTGGGGCGTGGTGGCCAGCATGGTATACCGGCCTACTCGCCAGGCGGCCACAGCGGCGTCTGTAACGTGGAGATCAATGGCCTTGCAGGTAATGGACTCCTCCAGCGCCCAGCCGGAGGTAGCCAGCCGGGCCGCTGCGTAGGACTGGAGGTTTCCGGCTACAGTGACGTCCTGCCAGTCCGTTGGACCGGGACAGATCCAGCCGTACTTTACCACACCGGCCCGGGACCAGACGTATGGGCCCTCCTTGACCAGGTCGGCCGTCAGGTCGCCGTCGGCCAGCTCGGTGATGGTCAGGCCATCCTTGCCCACCGGCAGGATGGCGGTGTAGATACCGGTGCCGGTAAGCTGGCGCTCCAGGTCCAGGAGGTTCTGGCCGAACTGCACCGCTTGGGCGTTGGTCAGCGGCAGGTCCGCGTAATAGTCCAGATAGTTTCCGTCCGCCTCGTACCGCATCAGGAGGTATCCACCCAGGGCGGAGCCGGTAAGGCGGGTGGTCATGGCCTCCATGGTGGTGAGGTACTTGGTGGAGCCGCGGGCAATGTAGTTGTTGGCGTCCGTCACGGTGCAGACGCCCGGCTTGATCTGCTGATCCGCAGATACCTTGGCATTGTGCTGGGCCAGGAACCAGCGGAACAGGAAATCTACCACGTTGCCGTTGTTGGCAGCCGCCTGATAGCCCGCATCCTCCGCAAAATCGTCCGGGTAAGCAAACGGGGGGACGGTGGAATCGTTGAGCACCGCCATGACGCCCTCTGCCGTAACGTTGAGGTTGTTGCGGAAGTCGCCCACCTGGGAGGTAATGCGGCCCCGCCACACCACATACCGGCCCTGCAGCAGTTCCAGACCGGGCCGCATATAGGGCAGCTTGTCCCGGTAAGGATGATCCGGCGGCAGAGAGAACGCCATACTCCCGGCCTTGCCGGCGGTAAGGTCCACCGACGCCGCCGAGGCGCACAGCCGGTCCGTCTCGTTGGCGCCGCGCGGATCGTACAGGATGTAATCCCCGTAACGCAGCTGATAACCGACAAACTCCTGCGTAGTCTCCTGGGGATCCGTGCCGCAGACAGCAAGCCCGGCAACAGCCTTGCCGCATACCGCGCCAGTGTAGCTCATAGCGACGCCTCCTGATAGGTGACGGACACCGTGGTCCCGGCTGCGGCCGTGACGGCAAGGGTGTTGCTGCCGGCTGCCAGGCGGATATCCAGGCTGCGATGGCTGCCGGCTGCCACCGCGATGTCCTTGCCGCCGAAGGTCAGCGTTGTAGCCGCCGACACCTCCACGGTGGGCACCACCGACCGGCACTCATTGGTCAGAGTCAGGGACAGCGTGCCCGATTCGGGCACGGTCCCCGTGACCGTGGTTTTTGCGTTCTTGTATTTCCACGGGTCGCAGCTGACTGTGACCGGGATGGTCTGCATCATTTTGACAAGCTCCACCCGCCCAACGGAGCATCGCCCACTGTAATAATGGGCGGTGTCCTCGGGGAAGGTCACTTTCACGCGCTTGCCGTGGACTTTGTTGCAGAAGTCAGAAATCGTGGCAGGCCATTTCTTGCCGCTCACCGTGTCCACGCCGGTGAGCTTCAGTACAATGGTGCGGTTTTTGTAGGTCACTTCGCCGGTCAACACCTCGGAAGCGTCCAGCAGACCGTCCCGGCCCGGAACATCAATCATATTCGTGCGGACTTCCGGCAAAGAAATGGACTTGCTCGCAAGAAGCAGGCCGTATTCTGTGTAAGTGTCTTTTCCGTCAAAAAATACTTTTCCTATCATACAGCCCTTGCCTTCCTTGCATTGATTTTGGCCAGTTCTTCATCCATGCCTGGGGCAAGCAAACCGATAACCTGTCCACTGTCCATGATGACTTTCATATTTGCCAACATAGGCAAATACTGTTCCAGCAGCATTACAATTCTGCCGGAATCGCCACCCCCGCTTGTGCTTGCCGCTCCGTAAGAGCCACTTGTATAGTTTCTGCTGATGTTTGCATCTGCTGTAATGGTTCCAGCGTCAAAATTCATGCTGCCTTCAATGTCATTTTTCACAGCCGCGAATTCATCGCTAAAGCCTTCGCCCAGACCTTCGGCCATGAAACCGCCGATTCCGGCAAAGACCTTGGAAGGGGAGTGGATGCCCAAAATGCGCTTCACGCCGCCGACAAGGCTATTCACCTTTTCGTTGAACCAATCCTTGATATTGTCCCACATTCCGGCGATACCGTCTTTCAGCCCCTGAACGATGTTTCTACCGATGCCGCCCCAGTCGTAGTTTCTGATTGTGTCGGCAATAGCAGCGATAACGCGCGGGACGGCTGCAATCAATTCCGGGATTGCCCCGATAATGCCGGTAATCAGCGATACAATGATCTGCGGCGCTGCAAGGATGATCTTGTCAAGGTTGTTCACGATGCCGTTGACGAACGCAATAATCAGCGTAGGGACTGCCGCGACCAGCTCCGGGATGCACTTGATAATTCCGTCAATCAGCGCAAACAGAAGATCAATGCCCATCTGGATAATGTTCGGCAGCTCTACAATGATTGCGGCGAGCAAGTTGCCAATAATCATAGGTACTGCCGCGATAAGCTGCGGAATCGCGTCAATCAGGCCCTGCGCAAGCGTCATAATCAGCAAGATTGCCGTTTCAATGAGTTGCGTCAAAAAGTCCGGGCTTGTCAGCATCTGCACAATCGTCAAGGTCACTTGCACAATGCCGTCAATAAGCGTGGGCAGGTTTTCTATCAGGCCATTCGCAAGGAAGAAAAGAATGTCGATTGCTGCTTGCGTAATTGCAGGTAGGCTATCAATGATACCCTGTCCCAATGCGCCGACAAGCGCAACCGCCGCCTGCAAAAGCGCAGGCAGGTTGTCTGTGATGGTTGTTATGACCATCGGGATAATAGTGGTAGATGCAGATGTAACAAGCTGTGAAATGCCGCCCAACATGACACTAACGCGCGGAATAATATTTCCAGCCGCCGTCTCCACGCTGCTGACAAAATTGCCAATCAGCGTATCAAGGTCTGCGTTGTCGGCTGCAATGCCGGTTATCAGGTTGCTCCATGCGGACTTTGCCGCGCTGACGCTGCCCTGAATAGTAGACGCAGCCTCTTTTGCCGTTGTCCCGGTAATGCCCATTTCCGTCTGCACCACATGGATGGCGTCTACGATGTCGGAGTAAGATGAAATATCAAACTTCTGCCCAGACAGCTTCTCCGCGTCCGCAAGCAGACGCTCCATTTCCTCTTTGGTGCCGCCATACCCGAGTTTTAGGTTGTCCAGCATGGTGTAGTTCTGCTTTGCAAAACCCTGATAGGCGTTCTGTATCATCTCCATGCCGGTGCCCATCTTATTGGCGTTGTCTGCCATGTCGGTGATGGCCTGGTCCGCCTTTTGAGCTGCTTTTTCTGTATCTCCGCCAAGGCTCTGGAGCAGGGAGGCCGAAAAGCTGGTCACCGTGTCCATATATTCGTTGGCGCTCATGCCAGCGGTCTTGTATGCGTTTGCGGCGTACTCCTGCACCTTGTCCGATGCAGTCTTAAAGAGGGTATCGACGCCACCCACTAATTGCTCATACTCGGCATATTGGTCAATGGACGCCTTTGTCAGCGCCGCCATGCCAGTAGCCGCAGCTGTCAAAGCCGCAGCTCCCACCTTTGCCGCAGTAGCAAGGCCGCTTTTCAACTTGTCGGCAAAGCCGGACGCTTTGCCGGAAGCATTGTCCAGCCCATTTTCGTATCCGCTGGTGTCCAGCGTAATTTTTGCATACAAGTCAAACACGTTTATCGTCCTCACCTCCGACCTTTGCGATTTTTTCTTTCATTCGGTCAACGATTTGTTCCGGCGTCCTGGTTTCCTCCGGATTCGGCTCTATGAGGTCAGCATACCGCGCCTTGATATAGCCGCCCCCCACGTACCGCGCCGTGTTTTCCGCGATTGCTTTGAGCGCGTCTGTCACATAGACCCGGTATGCCTTGTCCACGCTGTCCTGTTTGGCGCGGGCAAGGGCATACCGCAGGAACGCCTTTACGCTACGGGGGCCTCGGTATTCTCCTGCGCAGAGCCAGAGGGTTTTTCTGTGCCCTGCGCTGAGATAAAAAGTTCCGCGAACGCTTCGTCTGTCATCAGGTCAATAAAATCCTTGGTCAGTTTTACCAGACTCAGAGCGCCCGTGTAAGCCTCCGGGCTTGTTCCCTCAATGGAGGACAGGATGGAGATTACATCGCCTTTATGACCGCGCAGAAGGGCGGGAACGGCCTTTTTTGCCTTCTGTAAAAGGAACTTCTTGGCTGTCATGCCATCCGGCAGTTGTTCCCGCTTAAACAGGGCGGCGGCGTTCTCGTCCTCCGCAATGTTGCAGATTGGCTCGATCAGATCTGCGATTACTTCCAGGGTGCGATCACCTTTTACGTCAGATAGTTTCATCAGCCGCCCACCTCCGCAGGAGCCGCGCTGTAAAACTCCATGGGCATCTCGTCCTGAGCGGACATGGACACATGGCCGGTCAGCTCCACGCTCACCTGGCCCTTGCCGTTTTTGGTGGTCTGGAGAGTAAAGCCGCCGGTGGACAGGGCGTTTTTCAGGCAGATAGCCACCATTCCGCCGTCGGCCCGGTCGCCAACCCACCACAGGTCTGCAAAGTCGGTCTGCTTCAGGTCTCGCCGGGGGGTGATTTTGCTCCTGTCGGTAGTGTCAATGTCTGCCGCGCCCAGGGCCAGCCGGATGGACTCCGTGGATGTTCCAAGGGAGGTAAAGGCCATCTTGCAATCCCAACCGTCCAGATGCTTCAGTTCCATCATATTCACAGGGCAGTTGTCCACGTCCTCTCCCATGTCGGAGTAAGTAGGGACGCAAGACACATTGATGCCGCCGGTTGTGGCACACACAATGTCCTCGTCCTTCGGTGCGGTGGGAGTAGCCGGGGTAAAGTTTTTCAGGATGACACCCGCGTCGAGCTGCAATTCCTCAAAGGTGCTCTGCGGGATCGCGGTAAATTTGCCCATATTGGGTCTCCTTTCAGCTGAATGTCAGGTATTCAGCGGTAATGTTGATGTACCGGCGCTTAATGGCCGGGTCTTCCTCATAGGTTAGGCTTTGGCACCAGGGGGAACCGCGCTTGAGCCAGATATAGCCCTCGTCGCAGGGCAGATACACGCCACCGTAGCCGATGCGCTTGGACAACTCCTGGGCCTTCTCGTCTGGGACAGCTTCGCTCTCCGTGCGGAACCACAGATTGACCGTCAGGCCGACCTCCCCGGCATCAAAAGCGCTGTCGATATACTCATAGGTGCCATAAGGCATGACCACATCGTCTGGCACGCTGGACGCTCGGTAGAAGGGCATGAACTCGTTGAACCAGGCGTAGAGGGCTTTGTTTTTGGTCATGTGGTCAACGCCCACCTTTCCGCCGTAAAGTATTTTAGCTGCATCGTGGAGGACTTGGGGGCCTGCTTGTTCTCCGGATTTGAGGTCACGCGGTAGGTTTCGCCGGTGGTCTTGTCTTTGAACACGTCGTTGTACTCGATGGGCACGGCCTTGTCTACCAGGACGGAATACAGGCTGGTCACGCCTTCTTTTTCCGCTCTGCGGGCCTCCATGGAGGTATCCAGTGCCTGGTAGTTGGTGAACTCAGCGCCCTCCACCCACTCTACAAAGTGACCGCCCGCACCGTCCGATACCCGGCGTTTTTCCATGAATACACAGGTGCGGGAAAAATCATCTAAAAGGCTCATCAGATCCCCCTAATTCTCCGCCAGTCGTTCAGGCGGCTCTTGAATACATCCTGCCAGCCGACGGCCATGCCGCTGGCGTTGGTGGCTTTGCTGTAGGAGTAGCCGCCAAATGATTCTGAGGTAAACGGCCCTGGATCCCCGTTCTTCGTCTGCCATGCGTCGATTTCTTCGGCCAATTCAATCACCGCCTTCGGAACAGCCAGCGCCCACACGGAGCCGGTAAACGTCTCGTCGGTCAGGTCTGCCACCGGGTACTGGTGGAGCCCGTCATTGAATACGGAACCCACCACCCGGAAATACTGGCCGGTTTGCAGAAAGGGCAGCGTGAGCTGCCCGCCCTGCACAGTGAACTCCCCGGCGTGGACGCCGTCCGGAACTAAAAACCAGTTGTTCAAATTCTGCAAAACCGTTTCAAGCATCACGCTGTCCTCCTTTTACGCCGATTTGGTTACGGTCACGGTATATACTTTCTCCGCCGTGCCGTTTTTCACGTTCACAGTCAAAGTGTTGGCTCCGGTCGCCCAGGTGGCCGCAGTGCCGTTTTCAACAGGCGTCTCTCCGTTGAGGATGGTCACTGTGGCGCTTGCGTCCTCCGGGGTCGCGGTTACCGTGTTGGTCGCGTTTGTCGTTGTGGCTGTATACTCCGTCGTGTCTGGGTCAAACGCCGGAGTCAGTGTCAGCGCGCCAATCGTCAGCCCCGAGAGGCGCGCGCTTAAGGGGCCGGGGTGACCGTGATTTTGGCGATGCCGTCCAAGTACTCAGCCCACAGCTTCATGCCCATGATGGCGTAACTCTCGCCCACGGCGGTGCTGTAATTACCCTGGGCGTGGAAACCGATCAGGTTTGTCTCGCCCTGCACGGTGTAATTCAGGCCCAGTCTGGCAAACTCGCTGTCGCCGGGGTCTGCATAGTACAGGTCGATGTTCTCCACAGGCGTTGCGATCACAGTGTTGCGAGCAATAGCGTTATTGCCGGAAACGGTGGTGGGCAACAGGAACAGCGTGGAGTACCCCATGAAGTCCTTGACATAGTTCAGGCCGAACTGGGTCTGGACGGAAATATCCGCAGCACCCAGATAGTCGTATGCGTCCAGGATGTTAGCAAATCCCACAACGGAGGTAACGTCTTTTGCCATACCAGCAAACTTGTTCAGCACTTCGCCCTGAGCCTTTGCAAGTGCCGCCTGCCAGGTTGCGGCGGTTCCGGTGAGAGAACCGGTGTTCAGGAAAGTATAGAAATTGCCAAGGACCACATTCTGGAGCTTGGTCAGAAAAGCGTCGTCGCTCTTCTCCACCGCGATCTCTGCACCATACTTGTCAACGTCCTCGATAGGAACAGCCTTTGCATACTTCTTGATGGACAGGTCGTCCTTGGTCGCTTGGGTAATCGTCGCCTTGCTGTAAGGGATCACCTCGCCAGCGCCGACGTCGCCGTCCTCCAGGGCCACATCAGCGGTGTAAGAAATCAGGCTTGTGCCGGGGGCCTTGCGGATGGGGCGCATAATGCCCATAATGTTGCGCAGCGCATCCCAGTTGTCATTGAAACGGGTGACGAAATCCACCTCTCGGGCGGTCACGCTGGTATAGGTATTGGGCAGGGAATCGCGGGGGTTGGTCAGGCTCTCAACTTTCGTAGCAGCCATGTAATTCATCCTTTCTTGTTAAGTAATTTGGTTTTCCATAAGCGCTTTCTGTCGCTCAGATGCGGACAGCATATAGTGGCCGTGATCGTCCTTTTTGTAGATGTCCGCTTTCGTCATCGTGCCGGGGCTTCCGCCCGCCGGAGGGTTTGCGATATTGGCACCCTTCGTGGTGGTAGTGGAGACCAGCTTTGCAAAAGCACCGCTCACAAGCGCATCCAGAGCGGCGGTGTCCTTGATCTTGTCGCCGTCCAGCTCCACGCCGTCGATCTCCGCGCCGCTGCCGCGCAGAGCAATAGTTAGATTGTCGCCGGTGATGTTCTTGCTTTCGTAATAGGCTTTTACCGCCTTTTCTTTGGCGGCCTTGGTCTCCTTTGCGGTGATGTCCGCCTTGAAGTCGTCAAAGGCCTTGTGCTCCTTCTCATACTTCTCCTTGTAACCGCCGTCCCCGGCGGCTTTCAGGTCGTCCAATTCCTTCTGGACTGTGGGCAACTTCTCCGCGTCCGCCTTGTAGCGGCTCACATCCGCCTTCAAGCCGTCCACGGTGTCGGTATGCGCTTCGATGATGGTGTCCACCTGTTCGTCGGTGAGACCCATCCCCTTCAAAAGTTTGCGTGTAAGTGCCATTGTTCTATCTTCCTTTCCTTCGTCCGCAGTTCGTCGCGGCGATAGATTGTATAAAAACCGCTGTACCTCGCGGGTTTTATCGAAAACGAAAGAGCCAACCGCCGAGAAAATCTCAGTAGTTGGCTCCTATTGCCCTTTCCCGTGCCCTATTGCGCGGGAGTGCTGTATTTGATTGTTTTCTTAACCTCTAAGACGATGTACCCATCGCCTTTTCGCCGCACCTCTGCGTCGTTTCCGCGCTTTGTGATGGCTTCGATGGCCTTGATAATGCCTTCATCCATTTTTCAATTCATCCTCGATTATGTTCCGATATGTCTGTTGGTGGTCGGCCACCGCTGGCTTCAAGAACGGCTGTGCCGGGTTGCCAGCCGTCCAGTGCCAGTGACCTTCATCGTCCTGATACACCCACGGCGTCGGCCGTCCGCCGCCGCCCTCGGCGTAAATGCCGGTACCTAATTCCACATACGCACCATACTCAGAATCCGTCCCGATGTACGCCGCAGGCTCGCCTTCATCTACCGTATGGGTAATGCTGTTCCGCAGGTTGCCAGTGTCAACAGGGCACAGCTTTTTCGCATATCCCTCTGCCACCAGCCCGATCTTTTCAAGGCCCCGCAGCAGTGCCGCCTTGATTTCAGCGGAAACCTCCGCACTGTGGTCTTGGATCTCAATATTCATGTGTATGCTCCGTCATATCGTCAATTAAGACAGAATACGCAAGAACAGTTTCGTAATCTGCTTCGTTTGGGTTATTATCAATGAATTCGATTATGTTTTTCCAATTTTCAACCGTTCCTGCATTTGCAATCACGCCAAGCACGAAATCGTCCCGTTCATCAATTCCCCGGAGCCGTTCCGCTAACTTGTTATACGTTTCCCTCGCCATCCCGCTTAACATTGTCCTTACCCCTTTACAATCTTTGCTTTTTTAATGCACTTGTAACTTACCCCATCAAATACAAAAGTGTAACTGTAGTTCCCAACCAGTTTAGAAACAATTACGCTTTCGCGGTCCTCTGGTTTCATCCATGTTTCTAATTCGCTTATTACATGTGCATATTCTTTTTTGGATAGTTTTATGGGTTTGCACCCAAACACATCTTTTTTCAAAGACAAATGCTCTGCTGCATCCGCATTGCTATTTCCAGTGTAACCAGTATATTTGGATTTTTCAAGGAATTCGCCAAACTTTTTTGATAACGGCCTCGGAGAGTTTGTTTGTAAGTCGCAGAAGCACTCTGCCTCAAATTCCCCCCTATTTGTAGCCGCATAACTACTTATTCCTTTTCTGATATCTTCTTTTGATAAACTCTTATACCAGTTCCAATACTCTACGGATACAGGGTCATCATAGGCAATCCCACGAGTAAGCCCGTTGCTAATTGCGTGCCCATACTCGTGTATCGCCAAACCCTCTGGGGAATTATCAAAAACCGTAGAAAGGACTTCGCCTTTTTTTATTTTCTCTGCTCTCATTTTTAAGTCGCTGTCGAAAGTAGACGTTACCCCGGCGGGTGAAAATGCAATTATGTTGTTTTCTGTGTCTGGGTTTATCCAATGTTGTCCAGAGGCAACACCTTGATTCATTCGCAGCCGTTGTACATCTGTAAGGAGGAATTGCACCCCATCAAAATCGCCAATATAAAGGTCTTTATCAAGCGGGTATTTTTCTTGCAGTTGTGCAATAACGCCATCAAAACGCTCCGCGCGCTCTGCAAACTCAGGATGTTTCTCTCTGACCGTTCCTCCGGAATCAAAATCATATACTAATTCAGAAAAATCACCCCACCTTGTGAACTGCGAATCAATATGTGGCATATTCTCTGTGGAAATCCACGATCCAGCCGAATCGTACATAGGCTTTGTCCCCGCCCATTCCGCATAGGTCATATTCGAAATAACCTCTGTTTGCCCCGTAGCGAGGTTCCTGGCGCGTCTCTGCGCAGTAGAGGTATCTACGCCCTCCACGGCGGCAATCAGCGTGCAGCGGCAGTTGTAGATTTCCCACGGCGGGCCTTGCGGGTCCCCGGGGAAACGGCAGCCGTTGGAAAACTTCTTGTCCTGGGCTACCCGCTCGCCGTCAAGCATGGCATGAGAGTGGCGTGTACGCGAGTCCAGCGTAGCCAACCATTCTTTTTTGAGCTTTATCCCCATCTTTTCCGCCGCCGCGTAGCTGTCCATGCGTCCGGCGTTCTGCGCGCCGGTCACGGCGGTACGGGCCGTGCGGATGGCGGAATCGCGGCTCATGGTGGTGATGCGCTTTTGCAGGTCGTCCGCCATGTGCTTAATGCTCTTTCCCTGCAAGATGGAGCTGGTGACACTCTTGGTAATTTGCTTTTTGCCATACTCGAGGTCAATGCCGCGCTTTAATGCTCGCTTTGGCGGGTAATACGGCATTAAGTCCGGCTGCTCTACCATAAGCCGCTTTACCGTCTGCTCGTCCCACAGGTCAAAGCCGACGTTGCCCGCGACCTGCTCGATGGTGTACGCCGCATAGTTGCGGTTGAGGGAGTAGATACCGGGCGTTGCATCGTTGGTATAGGACACCGCCACGGCGTTTGCGTCGGTCACGCGGTGCGCCACTTTATCCCGCATGGCCTGATAGCGTTCTCCGCGCCCGATCTGATTCAGCCGCCATTGCTTATAGTCGGCCTCCGTCCATTCCTTTCCGTTCTGCACCGTGCCGATCAGCGCTTTCATTTCCTCATCGCGCTTTTTAAATTGCTCAAAATATGCGTCGATGGTTCCTTGCAATTCCTTCCCGGCTTCGCGGTAAAGTTTCGTAATGCGCCGCTCCAGCTTCGAAAGCTCCTTGTCGGTCAGCTTGTGGCCTTCGTCCGTTTTCGCCATATCTCGCCACCCTATGCGCCATTGATAAATCCGCAACCCAAGCCATCATACAAGTGCTTATATAGTGTTTTTTCAATCTCGTCCTTGTAAACCTTCACAACCTGCCCATCGACAATCGTATTGACCGTTTCGCGGAGAACGGTGGCTGCCATATCTGATTTTGATGGCATCGCTAGTGATTCGGCCATATTCCTATGCTCGTAATTGGCGCATGCCTCCATCCGCTTGTGAGAGCATTTATCAACGTTGGGGCACGCCATGCACTTTTCAGCAATCTTAGATATTGCTCCCATCATTCCACCTCCATTTGGCTCCGGTCAATCTCTTCTGCCGCCTTCCGCTTTGCCATGTCCTCGTACTGGTCAATGTCACCATTGATGGTTAGCAACTTCTTGGTGATGTACTCGTCATCGTAGTATTCCGCTCCCATCAGAACGGTCTGGGTCTCCTCGCTCTTGTTCACAATTTGGCTGCGTGTATAGCTGGGCGTATCGTCTGCCCCAGCCAGCGTCAATAGGCCTTGGATAAAGTCGGTCACATCGCTCTCGAAGTCGTCCACTTTTAGATCCAGCGGCACATAGCTGGCCTTGATGGCCGTGGCCGTCTGATTTCCCGCGCTCACGGCGGCGCTGTCAAACGCCTGGAAATCCTCGTACAGCTTGCGCTTGAGCATGTCAATAGTTGCGTTGGTGCCCTCAAAGGGGGCCTCGATGGTGTGCGGTTCCGCGTTCACTTCGTCATCGGTGTGGGCCACGTGGAGGGTCTTGATACGCTCCAAAAACTTCACGTCGTCCAAGTCATTCATGCCGCCCGCGTTGGTAAGCACCCAATAGATGAGATTGCCCTCGTCCACGTTGTTGACCATGTTGGAACAGGCCAGATCCAGCGCGTCCACAGTGTTCCGCCGCCCCCGCAGCTCCGACCGGCAGTTTTTGCCGTTTTTCAGAGGCACGATGGGAAATCCAGGATAATTGTCACCGTCCAGAATGGTCTCCGCGCCCAGGCCGTCCGTGCGGACATTGACCTTGTACCGTTGTTTGTCCGTCAGCACGGTCATGTTCTCCCCGCTGCGCTGGATGTACTCGGTGTATCCGTCCAGCTCGTACAGCGTGGCACGAAGCGGCTTATCGTCTGCCACTTGCCAGAACCGCACACCGGCCATCAAGGCACCGTTTTCCTCGTCGTAAAGGGGCGCAAACTCGGTCAGCTCGAACACCTGAACCCGGTCCAGGTTGAAGAACCCGAACGCCACGCCGCATACCAGGGCGCTCTTGCCTGCGTCCTTGACCCGCTGGTCAAAGTCAGCGCCCAGTCTGGCCTTTGTCTCCCTCTTCTGAAAGGTCACGCCGTTGCCCAGCAGATAGTTTGCCTCCTGCCGCACGACAAATCCAAAGAAACTTGACATGAGTTTGTGGTTTGCCGTGTACATGTCCCGGTGGGCGCGTCCCTGAAGGTCATAGATGATCTTCTCATACCGGCTGATGGTGGGATTCTCGCCGTCGTAATATCGCTGTGCGTCTACCGCGAACCGGTAAGCCGCAGAGCCTTTGTGCTCATTGATGACCCGCCGGATAAAATCCATTCGGTCCTGTTCGTTCTCGCCCACGGCGAGCAAGTCCTGATATGTCAGCAAGCTATCACCTCTCCCACAGGGGGATGTATTTCTCCCCGTTATCATCCCGCACTTTCCGGCGCAATACTGTCATTGCAAAGTAACGTGTATCATCCATCGCGTGGTCGTTCTCCTTAATTGGCCTGTCCTCTGTGGATTTTTCGTCCCAGCGGTAGAGGCCGAATTCCCGAATGGCGTCTTTACACGACCTGTGTATCTTCAGCGCACCGCTGCGCAGATACCTCGCCGTGGTGGCGATGCCCGGCAGCACGTCATTGACCGCCTTGCGCACATTGAACTTCCCGTGCCGCTTGATAACCTCGATGAAGGACGCCGCCGACGGGTCCACGATGACGCTTATCACCGGCAGCTCTCCCACCAGCTTCTCCAACTCCGTATAATATTCCTCGTCAGTCTTGTTTCTGTGTTCTTCCCGCCCGGAGTAGTAATACTCCCGGATGCGGGTGGCCGTCTTGCCGTCCCAGCACCACAAACCAGCAGAAAATGGGTTAAGCGTGCCGTAGTCGCAGGACACATAGTATTCGCCCTTTTTCGGCAGCTCGTCCACAATGCAGCTTTCGTCAAACATGGGATAGATCAGGCCCTCGGCCACCACCCACAAGCCGCGAATGTATCGGTCGTAGAACACGCCGGAAAACATTGCCTGATAGCGTTCCAGCGTCTTTTGAGATAATCCGGGGTTATCCGTCATTTCAAAATGCAGATACAGCGCGTTCCGCTCTTTGTTCCGCTGTATCCACTCTGTATAAAACCAGTGCTGCGGACTTCCCGGGTTGCAGGAAAACCACAGCTTTGCACCGTCAACGGAGCAGCGGGTCAGCGCCTGTTCCACGAATGAACGCGGCATCAATACTACCTCGTCCAGCAGCACACCCGCCAGCGTGCGGCCTTGAATCAGCGTGTAGCTTGCCTCGTCTTTGCCGCCGAACACCTCGAAGTAATTCGTCACGGCGCCGCGCCGCACTTCCATCACCTTGTCGCCGCGCCGCCAGCGGATGATATAGCGTTCCTTTGCAAGGCTCATCGCTGTGAACGGCACGATGATATTCTTGGTGCAGCTATCCACCGTGCGGCCACACACACCGAAGCGCTGACCGCTGAAATTCTCCATCGCCCAGCGGACAAACGCCCACATCATGATGGAGGTTTTGCCGGAACGAACGGCGCCGTCGCAGATCAGCGCGTCATACTTGGAATAGGGGAAAGCAAGGATTTTCTGCTGCCTCGGGCTAATCATCGCTCTCCAACCCTTCTGCCATTTCACGCAGGCTCACGCTCAAAGCATCCTCCTGTGCGTTATCAGTCGGCAAACCCAGCTCAACAATATCGCGCTGCCCAAGGTACTGTTTCCCCAGCCAAATAGCCATGCTTGCGTTCTTTGCCGCAAGCTGCCACTGACTCCGACGCAGTGAAATCTTCCCCGCTCCTCGCTTTTTCCTAAATACCTCGGAAAAACTGGCATGATAGGTGCGTTTACACCAACTATCCAATGTTTTATCGGTCACATCAAACCAGCCGCAGATTTCCTCAAGCGTGCATTGCAGGCCGCAGAGGTTCTCGAACTGCTTCTGATCTATTTCCTTTCTTGGCCTTGCCATATGCGCCCTCCTTTCTCGCAGTCAGCTTTCTCGCCACCAATGTATGCAGGCCATTCATGGCCCCTGTAATATCGCCGGACTTAATCAGCCCGTTCAGTGTTTTCATCTGCTGTGTGGATAAATACTGCTGGTTTTTCTTCAACATCCTCCGCGCAGTCGCCTGAGCATCAGTCATGCAGAAGCACCGCCTTTTCTCCGGTCAAGTTCTCCCACCGTTTTACGATCACATCGCAATACTTCGGGTCAAACTCCATAACATAAGCATTTCTGCCGTTCTGTTCGCACGCAACAACGGTTGTACCGCTTCCAGCAAACAGATCGAGCACGATGTCACCGCCCTTGGTGTTATTCTTGATTTGATAGTCGAATAAGGCAACGGGCTTCATGGTTGGGTGTAATTCGCTTTTGCTCGGCTTGTCAATATCAATAACGGTTGTCTGCTTTCTATCGCTTGCCCACAAGTGCCCAGCCCCATCCTTCCATCCATATAGGCACGGCTCGTGTTTCCACTGGTAGTCCTGTCTACCCATGCAGAATGTGTTCTTATTCCAGATTAGGCATTCCCTGATTTCCCACCCTACATCTCTACACGCACCTCTAAAATTGTAGCTTTCATTATCTGCGTGCCAAATGTAAAAGACTGCCCCTGGCTTCATCGCCTCGTTTGCATTCGTAAATGCGTCAGTCAAGAATTGTCTGAATGCCTCGTCTTCCATGTTGTCGTTCTTTATAATCAGCCCGTCTGTCCTACGGTGCCGCTTAACGGCTTCGCTCACATCTCTAACCGAACCATAATTAACGTTATATGGCGGGTCTGTAAGCAAAAGGTCTGCTTGTGCCCCCCCCATGAGCTTTTGTACACATTCCGCGGACGTGCTGTCCCCACACATAAGCCGGTGCCGCCCAAGCTTCCAAATATCGCCCAGTTTTGTAATTGGGTCAGATTCTTCGTCAACCTCCGGTGCTTCATCCTCAGCGACTTCATCCGTTGTATCTTCCAGCAGACCCCAATCAAAGTCAAAGCCCGACAGGTCGAGACCGGGCAACTCATCAGCCAGAAGGTCAAAATCCCAGTCGCTCTCGTTGCTCTTGTTATCCACCAGCCGCAGGGCGTTCACCTGCTCCGGTGTGAGATCGTCCACGCAGACGCACGGTACTTCTTCCATACCCAGCTTCTTTGCCGCCAAAGCGCGGCAGTGGCCGATTACGATCACGCCGTCACGGTCAATCACGATCGGCTGTACAAAACCGTACTGCTTGATGCTTTCCGCAACGTTGTTGATTTGCCGCTTATCATGCTTTTTTGCGTTTGCGGCATACGGCACAATATCCGCAAGCCGCCGTTTTGTGATTTCCATGCTTTCCTCCTGTTTTGCTACCAGCCCCCACCCCTTGGCTACAGTAACAGTCTTTCCCCGCCCATTCGGGCCTCTTGGGCCTCTCAAACATGGGCTACACAGTTATTTCGGCGCCACACCGCGCCGCGCCTTTTCATCAGCCGCACACTGTTTTTGCGGATTAACTGTCCGCCGCTGTGGCCACAGCTTGTGTGTACTTAACTTCTCGCGCTTCCTCGCCCGCTTGTGTGGTTGGTGCGGCATTGCAGTCCTGCCCTGCTTTAGCGCTTCAGGGAAAGTCCCCGTCACTCGCTGTGGTCTCCCCTTACGGGGCACCTATGCCGCATATAGCAACGCAACAGCCCGCAGGATAACCCCGCAGGCTGTTATCCTCGCGTTGTGCCGGTACGCCCGTCTCCCGGGGCCGCTTGCGCGGTGCGCCCAATTCCGGCGGCGCATAGAAGGGAGGAAAAGTGATGATTGGGAAATCGCGTGAATGACCATGTCCTATCATCCACTGTACCTATTGTAGCACATCATTAAGTGGATTTTGGCTCATCTTTTCTATCAAAACCACAATATGTAGCGATGTCGAACAGGAATATCTCTTTCCTCCGTCGGAATGTCGCTTCGCTGATCCCCGGCACAATGATCCTACTTCGGGAATACTTGTGCTTGCCCTGGCAGTTCCGCATGATCCCCTGTGTAAGCTGCTTGCGGACGCTCTCACTCTCCAAATCCATCCCGCAGCGGTCTATGGCATATTCCACCGCCCGCATTTTCTTGGTTTCCGGCCAGTTCTCTATGGCTGCCAGCTGCTCCGCCTTGCTCTCGGCGGGTCTGCCAGCGCCTTGTCCTCTTGGCATGCCCTCTGTGGCGCTATGCGTCCCGCCCAGGATCTCCGCCCGGGCCTCGCGATACGCCCGCACCCGGCGCGGATACCCACGCACATAAGCAATGCACTCCAACCGCACATCATAAGGCAGTGTCGCCTTTTTGCTCATTTGCCCTCCTTTACTCCGCACTGTTCACCATCTTATATTCCCCATGCAGAGCCTTTTCAATGTCGGCCATCTTGATATATCCGTTGTTTTTGGCCTCCACCAGCTCCACAAGGCATTGCTGGAGGTATTCTAGGCTCTTCGTGTCGTGCTCGTCCGCCGTCTCCTCCCGCACATGGAAGCCGCACTTGTCCAGCAGCACGCAGGAAACATTGTCCATGCATTGCTTGGTGCCATCCAGGCGGCCCAGTTCGTAGGCCTTAGCCGGATTATTTGGCACCGGCCTGCCGTTTGCCCTTTTGAGCATCGCTATTCCCCCTTTCCTCGTATTTGCATACGCCCGGATTATCAGCCACAGGGCAATAATCCGCGCACATCGGGCAATCTGCGTTGACGCAAACCTCGTCTTGCATCCACTTGCATTCATCAATCATCGCCGTCACCGTCCTTTATGTTTTTTGAGCCGTGCCGCTCCACATACAAAACACAGTTATCCGGCTCGTTGCCACAGAGGCACGGAGCATATACGCAAAAGTCGCAGATATTAGCCGCTTCAGTCAGCGTCACCGTTATCACCTCCGTCCATCTTCGGAGGTTCCGGCAGCGGCATCCACGCCAATACCTTTGCACTTCTACCGTTTGCGACCTCCCCACCCCAGTTTCCATTGAACTGAAACCCGATTCCGTATGTCTGGTACATACGGTTGAACGCACCGTAGCGGAAATACTCGTACCAGCAAAGCACATCCTGCCCCTCCGGTGGCAATTTTTCATCAGTAAGAACCCAATGCACCACCGGGGGCACATCAGCGGCGGGCAGATTCTCTACATATTCCAGAACCGACTCAACGCCAAAGATAAAATGCTCGTTCGCGTGCTCCTTGTCGCAACGGTCTTTCCGGATTGGGAACTTCATTATCGCTTCACGCTCGAGGTATTCAGCCATCCTCAAAACCCCCCTCCCACACTTCTTCGTAACCAGTTTTTTCGTAGTCGATTTTCAGACGCTTTTCGCGGATCATGGCGTTCAGCGCCCTGACGCACGGACGTCCATACGTATTATCTTCACAATAGTCACACATACTGCCAAAGCCACAGCACCCAAAAGGCCTACCAGAGCTACCATTATCTGCAATTCGTAAAGCCTATCGCCCACCTTGCATGGCAGCACCGCCAGCCGCCCGGTTCTATCGGCCTCCATCAGCGCGACAATGCGCTTAAATGTCACGCCCTTACTAATTGCCTCATTCTCAAACGTCTTGTAATTGGCGCACATCGCCGGTTCAAGTCCCGTATCCTCATAGGCTTTCAGCCGCTCCCACACTTTACGCTGGGAGCACGCGCCGTTATACGGGCACGGCAGCTCCCGGCATTGCGCGATGTCGCAGAAATTCCCCTCAAATGTCAGTCGTCCCATCACTCCATCTCCCCTTTCAGTTCGTCATACAACTCGCTGAACCGCTTGTTCCACTTCCTTAGTCCGAAGAAACAGTACACGCCCAACACGATCCACAGCCCACTGGCGATGTCTTGCAACAGGTTTTCCATCACTGCACCTCCTAACATCCAGCCCCAACGCCATAATCGGGATTATTGGTCATCCTTGCAATTTCGTCTGCGGTCAGCGTATGATTGCTTACAGTGTATGTAACAGGCCCTTTACACCTGTTCTGACACGCCAAGCACTCGCAATGGTTACAGTTACTTGTTGTATTCTGCCGAAATGGACAGAGATGATTAAAACAGTCCATCACATTTCCCTCCATCTGCACCCGTCACAGGTGCCCTCGTGTGCGTGTTTGAACTTCCCACAGTATTGGCATAGCTCGTTGATAAGTGCCTTGCGGTCTGCCGCCAGCTTCTCGTTTGCGGCCATCAAACTACTATTGGCACCATCCAACTGCGAAATGCTGTTGTAATGCTCATTGAGTTCTTCCCGTGTTTTCAGCAGCTCCGCGTTGCGCTGGATCAGGTCGCCTTGCAGCTTTTCAATCTCCTCCGGCGTGTAGCCAGTGTCCTCGTAGGCGGCGAGGCGATCCTTGAGGCGATTGCGGCAGTACAGCGCGGTGCAGTCAACCATCGGCTTACCATGCTTACCCATCCAATCCGCTTTGCACTTTTGGCAGTCCATCATTGCCTGTCCATCGGTGTCGCGCTTCGTCAGTCGTTCATTCATTTCTGCTCCACCAGCACCGCTTTCAGCCGCTTCGGCAAATCCTTCCCCCGCCGTTCCGCTCTCCGCAGGATGCCCTGACACGCTTTTGCGCTCAAAGAGTATTTCTCCTGCGGTGTCGCCTCCAAAATCTGCGACAACCGAGATACGACGGCGACGTTGGGGGACTCCCCAGTGTTGCGCGTCATACACTCGCCAAGCCACGCTCCATCGTCCTCCCATTTCATCGTGGTAGCCCCCCCAGGTGTTCCAGCCTTTTTCAGGCACTTCAATATCGGGGGCTTCCGGTTCTGCGATGCGTATGATCTCTTCGAGGACTGCCGCGAAGTCTTGCCCTTTGTTGCTTGAGAATGCTCCGGGCACGTTTTCCCAGACCATAAACCGAGGTCGGACCATGTCACCTGTCCGTCCATTCCTTTTGTCCGCCTCCCTCATTTCTTTTACGATGCGCACCTGCTCCATAAACAGGCCGCTTCGCGCTCCCGCCAAACCGGCGCGTTTCCCAGCGATGGATAAATCCTGTCTAACAAGGTGAACCACCTGTAATACACCAAACGGGTTCAATCTCTGCCCCATTTATTTTCGTAATATCGCCTAAATGTTTCACCTAAATCACCTCCTAATCTCCAAACACCACGCCGCACTCGTCCTTCAGCACGTCCTTAATGTGCTTCCGCTTGATGCGGCCCTCGTTGATCTCCTCCGCCAGTTTCTCCAGGCACTCGTACAGATACGCGATGCTGTTGGTGTCCCGGCTGTCCGCTGTCTCCTCCTGGACGTGCCAGCCGCATTTGTCCATCAGCACCATTGCCACCATGTCCATGTTCTCCCGTGTGCCATGAAGCTTGCCACGCATAAAGATGCGGTCGTCCCTGCTCAAATGCTGCTTGCCCATGCGTCACCACAACCTTTCCTGCGCCGTATGTTCCGCGAACCGCTGTTCTTGCAGTTGGAAATATGTCGGTTCGATCTCGCACCCCACAAACT